TCTAAGTCTGGGACGTTCAACGCTTTTAATGGATTGTTCATAATTTTTCCTTTCTAAATGGGTAATGGGGGCCGTTGCCCCCCTGATTGATTATGCTCCGACAATCTTTTGCAGATTTGCAGAACTAATAACTTTACCATTTATTTTCCACTTTCGACGCCAATGCGACTGCATTCTTGTTTGAACGCCTTCTGAGGTGATAAGAAAACAATGCACTTTTCCAACGCCATCAACATCAAAACTTTTACCACAGTAAGAAATTGGGTAGTTGCAAGTATTATCTGCCTGAAGCCGTGCAAGGTGGCTAAATGTGGCGGTAAGCATTTCTGTAAGTGTCATTTCTAAAATCCTTTCTAAATGGGTAATGGGGGCCGTTAGTGTATATCCTCCCAACGGTTGATGAAATCATTTATCCATGTGGATTGCTTGGGGGTGAGATTGTACTCATGGATTAACTCCATTGCGTCCATGCACTTGAACCCTTGATCCGCACACCATGTGCCATATTCCTCGGTCAATAAAGCAATTGTCTCTGTAGGAGTCATTTTAATAGTCCTTTCTAAATAACTATACACAGTATCTAGCGTACTACATACAGTATAGCAAGAGGTAAAAAGGTTTTTTAAATATTCTTTCCTGCCGCCCTTAAATTCTTAATAAAGTCTTTTAGCTCTGTCTGAGCCCGAAACAGCCTGACCTCCGCATTGCTGTCAGCATCCCTGCGGAACTTATCGTCCTGCGCTCGATCAACCTCAGAGCGCAGGAACTGTAGCTGTGACGCCTGGAAGGCCGTCAATGTATCGTCAAACATCACATTAGGCTTTCAATGATGACAGCCGCTATCAGGGCCACTGTAGCCGCAGATAAAACAATATATCTCTTAGATATCTTTCTATCTGAGAAAAACGGCTTTGCGTCAGCCTCAGTTGGAAAAGAAATTGGAATATGCGCCTTGCGCTTAACTGCTTTTGCCACTGGCTTTTTATTAGCTTTCTTTAAATTAGATAGCTTAACTTGCACAGATGTCTGTGTCCGTCCGATTTTCTTGGCAATCTCTTTGCTGCTTAATCCGTCAGCCTTATACTTTAAAACTTGCGTCATTTCTTTTGCTGTCCAGCGTTTCATTTTTTTTCTCCTGTTTTTTCTAATATTTGTTTTGATGCATCACCTGCACCTTTGCCAATGATAACCGTATGACCAATTCCTTCAAGGTAAGTGATCATTCCTTTTTGATCGGGGGAAAGTCGCCCACCAGTTACGCGCTTCATTTCGACCCATATATTCCACTGAGGTATAAACAGATCTGGAATACCTCGAACTACTCCTTCAGCCTTTAATCGCTTGGCAACAGTGATTGCTCGCTTCTCACCGTTGGGTATCGCAAATATTAACACCCGTGGATATTGAGCTCGAAACCAGTTGATAAAACCAACTTGCTCGTCATGCTCAGAAGGGGATGTCTTCGAGGCTGAGATCAGCGTAACTGCCGAAGTTTTTCGTCTTCGTCTCATTATTTCTCTCCACTTGCGTATAATCAAACTGCACGATTTCTTGATATCGTGGGTCATGTCCTGACGGCTTCACCTTAATGCGGCTAGGTTCATTCCAGAAATGGCAATCGTTCAGGGCATCATCTGTGCTGTCAGCGTCAGAATTAAGTAACTCCTTGCGAGCTGTGTATCGACTGGCCGCGTAGCCACCGTGGTCTGGGCATAGCCACTCGCTCACGCTCATCAGCCCAGCGTAGTAAGTGACCTTTAAACTGTCAGGCTTGCCCTCTTTTTTGTGCCGCGCATACGCGACACTATCGACGTAATACCACTCCGCAACCACCTGAGACGATAGCATGGCCCCAGAATAGCTGTTCGCGTTGTGGTTAAGTGCTGGGGGTGGAAACTCATGGCCGCACTCAGGGCATTGCAGGCAGGCCGCGTGGCACATCGTCTGGCACTTCTCGCACGTCTTAACGGGAGCCTCGCCTTCCTCTGTTTTTAAACTTTTGTCCTTCGGCTTTACTTTGTCGATGAAGCCGTGACGCTCAACATTAGCGCCGAAGTCTAATATTAGGCAGTCTTCTTTGCCATCAGCAATTCGCGTCCCACGGCCCACCATCTGAACATATAATCCAGTAGACGCTGTAGCTCTAATTAATGCCACAAGATCCACCTCTGGGTGATCGAACCCTGTGGTCAATACGTTAACATTAATCAGGCAGCGCAGATCGCCGCTCTTAAAGTCAGAAATCGTCTTCTCTCTAACTGCGCTGCTGTCAGATCCAGTGACCACACCCACGTCAATGTCGTGTGTCTCGAATTCAGCCTTCAGCATATAGGCGTGATTGACGCCAGAGCTAAACACCAGCCAGCTTTTGCGATCCACGCTCAGTTCGACAATCTCTTCAACCGTCTTCCGCACTAGTTCTGGATCAGATGCCGCCGTGGCAAGATCGCTCTCAATAAACTCACCGCCACGCTTTTTGACGTTGGTCAGGTCGATCTGATTAATACCGCCCTTGCTGATGACTGGCGAGAGGTAGCCCTGATCCATAAGCATTTCCACTGGGATGTCGTGGGCAATCCCGTCAAAGATAGCGCCATCTCCCTTGTGCAAGTATCCACTGTCCAGCCTGTATGGCGTGGCCGTAAGTCCCACAACTTTAACCATTGGATTGCAGGTCTTCAGATCAGCAATAAAACGATTGTATCTAGTCTCAGTATTTTTGGGTAGGAGGTGCGCCTCATCAATCACCACCAAGTCTGGGGCTGGAACTATGTCAAAGGCACGTTGCCAGACGCTCTGGATGCCTGCAAAGGTGATTGGTCGATCTAATACCTTTTGCTTTAAGCCTGCGCTGTACATTCCAAAATCAGCATCTGGGTACAACTTCAGCAATCCATCTGCGCCCTGCTCAAGCAGCTCCTTAACGTGCGTAACAACTAGAACCCGTGTACCGGGAAATGACATGGCATCCTTAATTATCTGCGCGATGATCGCCGTCTTTCCAGATCCTGTCGGCGCAACAATCAGTGGGTTATCACCAGCCTTGCCAGCCCAATAATTGTACAGGCCATCGACGGCTTCCTTCTGGTAGTCTCTAAGTTTAAACGTCATGCTTCACCTACAATATTAAATTCAGAAATTGGTATGTGGATTACAGGCTCTATGTCCTGCCAATCGCCCCTGTCTTTTCGGCCACCAATTTTGGCGTCCCATTCATTATTAGACATATCAACCCATCCCATTTGATCAGTCCATTGCACTAAAAGTATGCAGTTAATCCCAATGTCACTGTAAGATTTTGCGGCAACAACCTTAGACATGGAAATAATGTATGTGGGATATGCAGTTTTTTTATTTGTTCTGCATTTAACTTCTACAAAAGTGCAGACTGTTTTGTTGTCAATCAAACAAAAATCCATCTTGTACTGTATGGGCAATTTTGCAAAATCTACAGCGCCCCCAAAACTTGCAATAAATTTCTTTATCGCCAATGTCTCTTTATCCAAATCCTCAGAGGTTTCGTATGTTGGCCTAAACGCCATTCACAATTCCCTCCAGAAAATTATCTGCATCCTTAATTGCGGTTATGTTGTTTTGATGCTCCTCTGCCTCAAGAGAACTCTTTACTAAATGCTCGACAACAACTTCAGAAACATTGGCGTTAATCATGGGCCAGTGGTGTGACATATGCTTGTGGATCAATAAATTTATTATGATGCTCGACATATCGTGCGTGTTAATTTGATCAGGACATACGTCCAATATGATCGCTATAATTGCCTTCATCTCTTTATCCATGTTTCATCCTCCCATCAAAAATAGCTTGGCTGTTGTTCTTGTTACGAATGATCTCGCCAGTATCTTGATCCTCGTATTCAACAAAGTCATCCCCGGCATCGACCACTACAAAATCTTTTGGCATAACCTGTGGGATGTAGAGGTGCTCGCTACAGGTGACGGCAGGCTTGCCCTTCGCGCAGCTCCACGTTCCATCCTGCTCTGGCGTTACATGGCTGCAGGTTCTGCAGCTTACCTCTGGAATCTTACACCCGTGGCAGACCGCCCAGTAGCTGCAGAACTTGCACTGCCAGTTGCTTGGATCTTCGTGCAACTTGGACGGCGGCGTGGCGGCAAACACAATGTTCTTGGCCTTGCTAACAAGCAAACCACCCACAGCCCTGTCGCGCTTAATTCTCTCGCCGTACATCTCATCTGTGTTCTTGTTCACAGCAAAGAAGTAGCACCTGTCTATATCGCCCAAATGCATACCGATCTGGCACTGGGCCCAATACACTGGCTTGGATTTCTTGCACCCCAAGTTCTTCATGGACTTAAAGTTCTTATCGTTCATTGTCTTAAACTCTAAGGTATGTGGCTGCTTGCTTTCGGCAAAGCCCTCACCAACACCGTCTAGGCTCAGTGCGAAGTGGCCACCGCATTCGGTAAACCTAATCTGCTTGCCAGTCTCTGGATCTCGCTCCCAGACCGTCACTCCAACAGCCCGTAGGTTAGCCACAATCCTATCTTCCTCCCGGTCACCTGTCTCAAATAGGCGCAACATACGACCATCGAAGGTGGGCGACCAAGCATGGCGAAACTGATACCAGAGAGCGCGACTGCACTCGTTGCCAATCTGACTGCCGCCAAGGTGAGGTCGATGCTCATTTTTGCGCTTAACCTTGTAGTGATGGTAAATTGCATCAATCGTGGCTGGCGTTGCGTATTGCTCTAAGTTCATCTGGCTCTCCTTCTATTCATAAAATGGGGCAGACTTGCCGCCCCATCCCTCAATAGAACTACTTCTTTGCCCAAGGCGGTGAGGCAGCGCCATTGGATGCTGTGCCCGTAACAGCAGGAGCTGCTGATGCACCGCCAGCCGCCTTATAGCCCATTGGCCTGTTTTTCGCCGGGTAACCATTTTGCTCTGGGTCAACTCCAATCTTAACCAGCAATGGCTTATCGTGCAGGTCTGAGCTGTTCTGTGGGTTGTTAATCCCAACTGACTTACAGATCGACGACAGTGTTCCTTGAGCAATCTGCACCGCTGTCGGGTTATTGTTTTTTAAATTCAAAAGATCCCAGACAAGTCTGCCTGTGTAATCACCCTCTAAAACTTGAAATGTTAAGTTTAGATATGATGAATCATCATCTGGGTTTGCTAGGTTAGCTTTAGTTGGTCGCTCTTCGCTTCCAGTAATAACGCACCTGTACCAGTCTGCTGGCAGCAAGCTAAAGGCTTTATCTTCTGGCACACTTTGTGCGTCGAATGTACTTAGGTCCATTTTAGTTTTCCTTTTGGTTTGGTAAAAATTGGTTGAAAGGGTTCCCACCATCGAACGTAAATGGAAGGGGAGAATCTATATTAAAGCGATTTTTAGTAACTGATGATGCCTGCGGAAAGCACAGGATCTCACGCTCACCTGTGGAGATGGCACGTTTCTTATCGCCATCGCCGCGCGTAAATGTCTTCAGTCGGATTAGACCAACTAGATCGACGTTGTCAGTCCAATGTCCTTGAGACTTTTTATGGAGCTTCAAGACGTATCGATTGTAAGGGTCCATATCAGGAAGGGTCAATGTCTCGACATCTGCGTGAGCTAAGAATACCACGTTCATACCGCTTTCATAAGCCAAACTCCCCGCATATTCCCGCACCTGCCGATGAATTTCTGAGGCAGCACCGTACCCCGCCCCGAATCCTCCAGCCGCTTGATTTATGCTCTTGGCTTTAGGATCGGCTGCAACTATCTCGCTTTCGATCAAGGTTGCCAACTGAGTTATGCTGTCAATAACCAGCGTCTTGAACTCATGCTTCTCCGTTCCAAGAGTTTCAATAGCGTCCAATACTTCCTGACTGGATGTCGCCAGTGGGAACAGGCTGACATTATCATTACCTGTCAGTGAAGCTGTGCCATCCTCAGTTCTGATGAACACAACTGGCCCCGGCATCATTGCTGCCAGCGTGGTTTTGCCCATACCGCCCTCGCCGAAGAGGGTCATTATGACCGGGCGTTGTCCTGTCGGCTTCGACAGTGATTTAAGATTTATAGCCATTACCAGTCTCCCTTAAATACGAGGGCAAATACCTCGTCTAAAATTTCATCCATTGATCTTTCCATTTTATTTTCCTTTTTTAAATTCAAGTAAATTCTAAGTCAGAGTGTTCGGCCCAGCGGAGTAATTTCCGCTGGAGCCTGACCTGATCTGGGTTTGGTTTGACGCTCAGTCCATCTACAAAGCTGACAGACTTCAGCGCCTGAACTAGCATCGCCAGTTCAACGTCAGTGAGGGTCATCAGTAAGCCTCCACCTTGACGCCAATCTTCGCCTTCTTAGTCTCAAAAGCCTTGGCGACCTTCGCCCAAAGTTTTGGGTCGTTATCCAATAGCCAACGACAGCCAGCCGCGTCAGCAGATAGCGAGGTCTTCACTGGGTGTAAATTTTCGGGGATTTTGTGTTTCACTTCTTCCCAAGTATTAAGATCGATCTTGCGTGTCACAGTCTGTGATAACGTAACCTTATGATCTTCTAGCTTATGGGAGATAGAGCCCTCATCCTTAGCGTCTAATGCTGTGGTGATCTGCTCTTCGATTGCGTGTCTTTCGGCAATCAGTTTTCTTTCTGCTTTCTTCAACTCTAGCCACTGGGAGGCAAGTCCATCGATATTGCTCATCGCAATTCCTTTCGCTTCTTCTTCTATTTCACACTCTCTACAAAAATCGGTTTACAGATTTTGTTTCAGGGAGTAAAGATATTTTTACAACTAATCGTAAAAAAGGTAAAAAATATGCAACAACTTATCCCCATCAATGACATCAGAACGGCGCTCCAAGATCGCCGACTGACAGTCGTTGCAGAGCGGTGTGGACTGTCACATCCCACAGTAAAATCAATCGCCACAGGCAACGAACAAATCAGTCTCACGACATGGAAAAAACTTAGCGAATACTTGAGTGAGACAGAATGAGCTTCCCTGTCCAAGACTATTGCTCGGAGCTAGGCTGGTACTTAGTTACAATACCCGCAGGCTCTAAAGGACCAACGCGGTTTGGGTGGCAACAGCCAGAGAAAGCTCTGTCAGATCCAGAAGCAGCGCGCCTCTACTATGAGCAGAACCCGACGCATAATGTAGGTCTACTACATGGGGCCAGCGGAACTTGCGCCGTGGACATAGATCATGTGGAAAATACCAAACGAATCTTCGAGGAACTGGGCATAGATTTCTCTGCCTTAATGCAGTCAGCGCCCCAGATTATTGGCCGTGAAAATCGTGGAAAACTCATTTTCAAAGCACCGCCAGATCTGATCACACACAAGATATCGTGGCCTACAGAGGGTGATCCGCGTAAGACAGAGGTCGTATTTGAGTTGCGTGCAGGCTCAGTTCAAGACGTTTTGCCGCCCTCAATTCACCCAGATACAGGTAGGCCATACGAGTGGGCAGGCAGGTCAATCTTCGATGGATTGCCAGACCTACCGCCCCAGCTCCTGACGCTTTGGACTGAGTGGGATACCTTCAGACCTCAGATGGCAAGTATGTGTCCTTGGATAAAAAAGGCAGAATTTCAGCCGACTCGCAAGCCACGGCCAAAAGGTGACAGCACTAGCGTGATCGATAAGTTTAACGAAGCGCACGATATGCACACCCTCCTAATTCAATATGGATACAAGAACACATTCAAGGGCAGATACCTATCGCCTAACTCAACGTCTAAACTCGCCGGCGTAAAGTTGTTCGAGGATGGAAGAGCCTACAGCCACCACGCATCTGACCCATTTGACAGCGCCCACACCTTCGACGCCTTCGAGCTGTGGATGCAGTTTGAACATATGGGCAACGTACAAAAGGCAGTCAAGGATGCCGCCCAGATGTTAAACGTAACCCAAGACACAGAATATGATTACGATAAGGAGGCCATCGAACACGGCGCAAAAATTGCCGCCAGTATATTGTCTAAGCCAAGTAAGGAATTTGGTACGTCAGATAAAGTTCCCGACCACCTCCTTAGTGTGCCCGGTGTCCTGCAGGACGTTGTGAACTACTACACAGTCACAGCCATCAAGC